AAGAGCAGATATTGTAATCGCTCATAATGGAGATAGATTCGACCTTAGAAAGATAAATGCTAGATTTGTATCTAATGGTATTCTTCCACCTACTAGCTTTAGGACTATAGACACTTTAAAAGTGACAAGAAGGGAATTTGCATTTGAATCATTTAAACAGGATTTTTTAACAAAGAAATTTAAGCTACAAGAAAAGAAAGAAACTGGCGGAATAGATCTCTGGATAGAAGTACAGAAAGGCAATCAAGAAGCTATAGATAAAATGCTAGATTATAATATCCATGATGTAAAAGGCTTAGAGGAAATGTATTTAAAGATAAGACCTTATATTAAAAATCATCCTAATCTGGGTGTATTATTAGATGAAGATGTTTGCCCTAATTGTGCATCACCTAATTTACTAGAAACTGATTCGGAATATTTTACATCGGCAAATAGATTTCCAGTTCTTAGATGTGGCGATTGTCATACGCCTTATATTAGACATAAAAAAAATTCAAGTACACGATCAACAAATTACAGGAGTGTACCAAAGTAATGCCCTTTCATATAAATAATTTAGAAAAAAAAATTACTTATAATTGGTTGGCTTACCAATGGAAAGGGCTAAGTATTTAAATGAAACTTTTAGACCTATTTAGTGGCATAGGTGGATTTCATTTAGGCTTTGAACAAGCTGGATTTAAATTTGACTGGGTGGGATTCAGTGAAATTGATAAGTACGCCAGCGCAGTGTATAAACATAGATTCCCCAATGCAAAGGAGTTAGGCGATGTTAACCTTATTCAACCAGAACGATTACCAGATCACATTGACTTCCTTTGTGGAGGATTTCCATGCCAAGCATTTAGCATGGCTGGAAAGCGGAAAGGCTTCGATGACACTAGAGGTACACTCTTTTTTGAAATCGCACGGATTCTCAAATATTTCAGAGAACACAGAAAACCAATCGATTATTTTGTACTCGAAAATGTTAAAGGCTTACTTAGTCACGACAATGGACGAACATTTGCTACAATCTACCGAGTTCTTACCGACATTGGCTATACCGTTGAATTCCAGTTACTTAATACTCGCTGGTTTCTCCCCCAAAATAGAGAGCGGATATACCTTGTCGGATATTTTGGAAGTGGACGTGGATCAAAAGTATTTCCTATCGGAGAAGACAATAAAAAGATTAATAAATACCAAACCGAAGAATGTACCAATACGCTCACAGCAAGCTATGCAAGGGCAACAAGTCAAGGCTCGTACATTAATGAATGTAACCAAGTTTCACAAAAAGAAAAAGTGAAAGTGGCAGATTATCGTAATGATGAAGGATTAAGAGTGCGTAAAGAAAGCATATCTCCGACATTAGCAACACGCAAACACTCTGCTACAGATATAAGCACGATGCCGCCATTTGTTTGGAAGGAAGTCAAACCAGTATTAACACCAAATCGTCCTAAAAAAAGACAAAATGGGCGCAGATTTAAAGAAGATGGCGAACCGATGTTTACCTTAACTGGACAAGATCAACATGGCGTGCAAGTTAAATCCAACATCAGACGCTTGACACCAACAGAATGTGAGCGATTACAAGGTTTTCCAGATGGTTGGACTAGTGAAGGTGTAATGAATGGTAAAGTAGTGCCGATGAGTGACACACAAAGATATAAGCAGTGCGGTAACGCAGTGACGGTTAATGTGGTTCAAGCTGTGGCAGACAAACTTAATAAAATAAGGGGTTTAATATGAGATATTATTTTGAAGCATTATTTAGCACAGAGTATTTTCCTTACTGGGAGTTTACTATTCTTTGTGTATTAATAATGAATTTATCAATGATTATCAGACTACATAGAATAGAAAAAAAACTTAATGGGAGCAGACAATGATCTTTACATTAGACATTTATGAATGGATTTTAAATTTTATGTTTTTAGGTATGGGAGTTGCGATCTGGTCACTAGGTATATCAGCCAGTATCAGCCTTGTACTATACACGCTAAACAAAGTATTAAACACATGAGGTAATAATGGAACAAAAAACAGAGCCTTGTCCTTTATGCGGAAAGGAAGAAGATAGCTGGGAAAGTAAAATTAAAGAAAAAAAACAAGAAGAAAAACATCTCAAAGCATTTATAGCTGGAAGGAAATCTATAAAAGTATTATCAAAGCGAGAAAACCAAGTTATTGATTGTTTTTTTTATAAAGGGATGAACGATTTTAGGATGATAGCTACATTATTAAAAGTTTCACCAAGTGCGATAGAAACTTATTATGACAGGGCTATGGATAAACTTATGGACATGGATTTTGAATTATGAAAGTAAAAAATTTTTTTAAATTAAGTGATGAACTTTTAGATGGCTGCAAAGAAATACAAATAGAGAAAGGGAGAGAATATACTGTCGATGATGGAAACGATTCAGTAGACAAATTTGCTAATTTTAAGAGTATAGGCGAAAGATTAAATCTAGATCCTAAATTAATTCTTATGGTGTACTTACTAAAACACATGGATAGCCTTAGAACTTATGTTTTATATGGCAGAGAAGGATCAGAAAGCATAAAAAGCAGAATACAGGATGCGATTAATTATTTAACAATGTTATATGGTATGATAGAAGAAGAAAAAGAAGAAGGATTATTAATTAATGTATTGAAGAAAAAATAGTTTAAAATATTTCTTGCATCGTATTATATATAATCTTTATTTTCTTTTAACACTAATTAAACAATCATGGAGATGATAATGAAATTACAAGACATAACAAAATATACAGAGCAATCCCCAAGCACAAGACATAGATCTTTTGAGTGCGACACTGCATCTTTTAACAACATAAATAATGCTTTTGGAGCAACACCAGATGAATATAATGAAGATCAAGTATGGATCAATTATAGCCTAGTTATTGATGGTGGCGATGGTGTTTTATGGATGCCTCAAAGCGACAACCCTACTAATAGAATTTATGTTGGTTGTGAATTAGAGTTAGATTTTAAAAGTCTTAAATGGTATGTAGACATAAGATATTGCAACGAAAATAAATCTGATTGGAAGGGAATTAAAACACCTCTAAGAAAAAGTCATCGTTCTTTAACTCCTTCTTTTGTCGCTAATACAATTATTAAAGATATAGCAAAGGGAGGTAAGTAAAATGAGACAAATACTAGACAAACCGACTTACTGGGTAAATAAAAATAGCGGAGCGATTTACATGGTGTATAGCGTAAAAGACTATAATGGCAATCCTAAATATGAAACTCATTCATTAAATACTAAACATGAATTGATGTATTTTTATAGGGGTGAAAGAGTTGCTAAATTTGAAAAACAATATGAACAAATAGCTGATTTTAGTGTAGATGAAAAATTCTTTACTAAAGTTTTAGCTAATAAGCAGTTAAAAAATGAGTTTAAATGGGGTGTAATTAGTAAAAAAGATTTCTGGAATAAAATAACTCAATATCAAAACTAACTTTGTAGGCTACTAAGCCTAGCAATACTTTAACTTATAAGCAATTAAGCCACTATTTTGTAGTGGTTTTTTTGTATATATAGAGGGGCGATCTTCCCTCACTCGTTCAAAAAAGATACTAAATGATGATAAGGGCGATAGAATGGAAATAGATCATAGGTTTGTCGGCAAACCAAACAACTATGAAAACAAACACTCCAGATACAGAGGGAAATACGCTCAATGTTGAGTTAGTAGGAATTAAGAACCTAAAGACTACTCACAACTGGAGATTAGAATTTGATGTTTATGAAATTGATTCAAGTGAAGTAAAACATTTAATGGATAAACTTAATAAGCCTTTAATGATGGCTTTAGTTCCTATAGATGAATAAAGAAACGCCCAACAAACGCCCTAATCATAAAGAAAATGGCGATTTTGCTAAAGGTAATACGCTTGGAAATAGATGGAAGAAAGGCGAGTCTGGTAACCCAAATGGAAGGCGAAATGCTTATACTGATTTAATCAAAGATTTTAGCTTTACAAAGGTAGGCGATAAAGAAAGAAGAAGTATTATTGTAGGAAAGTTATTTCAGTTAGCAGAACGAGGGGATTTAAATAGCATAAAGTTTATAGTAGAAAGGTTAGAGGGTAAGAGCAAAGAAACTAGGGAAGTAACTCACAAGAGCGAACCTATACAAATAATGAACATTGATTAATTGGACTATAGACACCAGAAGAAGGGCAATTATCAAACATCCAGCCAAAAGAAAAGTCTTAGTGGCTGGTCGAAGGTTTGGAAAGTCTTATTTGAGTTTAATGTGGTTACTATCTCGGAAGATAGAACCTAATGAAAGAAGATGGATTATTACACCTACTTACAGGCAAGGCAAGACAACGACATGGAAGCTATTAAGGACTATATTTAGAGATTATGATGCACAAGTTAATGAATCTGAATTACTGGTTAAACTTCCTAATGGAGCAGAGATCGCAATTAAAGGATCAGAGCAAGAAAATAATCTTAGAGGTGCTGGGATTGATATGGTATGTATGGAAGAATACAGCTACATCAAGCCTCATGTCTGGGAAGAAATCATCTACCCTATGCTTACAACAACAGATGGGGATGCTTTGTTTATAGGTACGCCTAATGGCTATGATCATCTATATGATGCCTATATGCTAGGACAAGGCAAGAGTATTGACTGGAAGTCATGGCAGTTTACAACTGTAGATGGTGGCTTTGTACCAGAAAAGGAAATAGAGAAAGCTAAATCAATGATGGATGAAAGGGCTTTTAGGACAGAGTTTTTAGCCTCGTTTGAAACAACAGGCAATAGGGCAGCGTATAACTTTGATAGACAGATCCATGTAAAGCAAACAGATCAAAGGACTAGCAGATTAGCATGGGGAATTGACTTTAATGTCGATTACATGAGTGCAGTTCTTATTATGGAATTTACTAACTCAATCCATTATCTTAATGAAATTAGACTTACCAATTCTAATACGGAAGAAATGGCAAAGGAAATGAAAAAGATTGCTCCTAATATTCCTGTTTATCCAGATGCCGCTGGTAGATCCAGATCAACTACGAGCAATCGTTCTGACCACCAAATCCTCAAAGACCATTCTTTTTATATTATAGCTAAGAAAGCTAATCCACCTATAATTGATAGGCTAAACGCCTTGAATAGAATGTTAAAAGATGCTAATGGTAAAATCAGAATGACTGTAGATCCTAAATGTGTTTATTTAATAAAAGATTTAGAACAAGTACAAAGAACCAGAGATGGCAAGATTGATAAAAGCGATATAAAACTTACTCACATGATGGATGCTTGTTCTTATTATATATCGTATAAGTACCCAGTAGTTAAAAGAGAAGCGGTGAGTTACGAATGGTAATGTTTATAATGGGCGTATTAGTTGGAATTTTGGGAGCATTAATTGGTCTGCATCTATATGGTTTATATCTGGACAAAGAGCATAAAGATAGAAAGCGAAGAATAATAGCAGATATGATGATTAACCAGAACAGGGCTGTTAGCTAATGAATTATTACGACATGATTACAATCCCAGACTTAGGGAAGAAAGCAGTATTTGAATCTATAAAAAATGCAGAAGATATTGTATTCCAGCAAGAGTATAAACAAAGGCAAATGTCACTAGATTTCTATTATAATAAAGGCGTAGATGGCTATGTACAAGAATACTTTAGTGGTGCTTCATTAAGTCAGATCCCTACATTACCATTAGGAAAAGTAGTATCAAGATTTGCTAGAGCCAGAATGATGCTATACAAGAACCCAGCTAAAAGATTTATAGGCGGAGAACTCGCAGAAGAATATCTAACCTATACTCATCACCTTAATTCACAAAGCAGACTAGCAAGTGAGTTAGCTTGGTTACTGGGAACGATCCATGTCAAGAGCGTATGGAATAACAGGATGCAAAAAATACAGTATCATATATTGCCGAATGTTAGAGAATACTACTATGAAGGCGAGTTAGAGCCTTATGGCTATAGCTATGAGCGAGGCACAAATATTAAAGGTGATAGGGAGTTTGTATTCTGGTCAGAAGATAGGGAAGGTGAACAGGGGATGCACTTCTTATTTGATATTAATGGAAGGATCTATCCACTAGAAGGCAATCCAGAAATGATAAATCCTTATTCTATTAACCCAATAAGTAGAATAGAATTTCCCTATGATGCTCAAGATGTCACTATGGCTTCACTACATTGTAGTATCGCTTTTACAGAGGTTATGTTAGCTACTCGCTATCAGATGGGATCTCCTGTAGTTACTGGATTAGATGAGGCTGTTCCTAATTTAAAATGGGGAGTAGATAGATTGATCTCACTTCCAGAAGGTGCATCTATGAATTTTGTTTCACCGCCTTCTAATATTCCTAGTATGATTGAATCGGTTAAGCAGCTACTAAACATCACAGGACAGAATCACGCTCTTGCAGTTAGATGGGGTGAGCAAGGACAAGTTCCAAGTGGTCAAGCCTTAAAGATTTTAAACATGGAGAACTTAGAGAACAGGGAATCAGATATACCTATGTTTGTAGACTTCGAGAATAGTCGTTATTCGATAGATCGTAAAGTTATTGAAGTTCATACTGGTAAAGTATTTGATGAGTCTTATTCAGTTGATTTTAGTGAGTCAGAATATCCAGAAGATTGGTCAAAAGAAAAAGATCGCCTTACTTTTATGATGGATAATGGATTGATGAGTCAGAAGGATTTATTAAGGCATTTTAATC